TTATGGTTAAAATGTACTCGTTTTTACACTCTTCGTATATATCCTTTAATGGTACACCATAGGATTCAACGGTGTATTTAATTCCTTCATTTAGCTCTTGAAGTTTTTGGTCCAATTCAAGCATTTCCACCACTTTCAACGCAGAGTTTTCTTTAGCAATTTTTAATTTTGAACCTTCACCTATTTCAACACACTTTTCAAATGTACAACTGACTTGGAAAGTAGGATGGTGATCTTCACCACGTTTTTTTAAAGTTTCAAAATATGGAGGGGTCAACTTTAATTTTTGACAGTATAGATTAATTTTCGAAATAGAAGTCATTTCCATCTTTATTGTATTAGTTTTTTTATTTAAAAATTTCATTTTTTTCTTTAATGGCTTTTAAAGCCATAAAAGAAAGATGGGAAAAAGGATATGGAAGGTTGGTAGTAATGGTTTATTTCAACTTAAAATAATTCTCTTCTACATGTAAACGTAAACTCATTCGGAACCTTTGTGTACTTTACTCGCTTCTTTTTAGGTGCATTTGTACTGGATTCTGGAATTGGATTGTTTGGTGTTTTGTTAAGGTCAACTTTACTCAAGTCGATTACCAACTCTTGAGCTTCTTTTTCATGTTTGTTGATCATTTTTACGACTTTAATCATATTATTCAAATTTGAAGCTTCTTCGAGCAATAACAAATCCAATATTTTTTCTGGAGTGACAATGCCTTTATTTATTAGTTTATTTTTAATGAAGAGGTACACTCGTTGATCAATTTGTACAACAGTTTGTAAATTTTCTGGTAAAAGGGACCTTTGTTTTCTCTTATCGTATTCCTGGAAGATTAGATCCACAAGTTTTGAAATGTTTTCATCGTGTAGGTTAAAGGTAGAAATATACTGCGGATACAATTGTTTTAGCAACTCGATCATTTCCTGGTTGTTTTGAGTTTTAAGTTGAAGATATCTATATGGAATACTTTGCTCGTTGTTTCGAACCTTAAAAAGTTTGATATATTCTTCGTTCATAATCCGGTATTGAGACCCACTAATATGAGTCAATAGAATTCCTTGATAGTCAAATGGATACTTTAAACCTTTCACAAAGCCAAAAATGGAAGTTATGGTCATGTCTTCAAATTTTGGTTTGGGTAAACCATCAATTTTTAAACAAGCGTCTTCTGGATCTGTTGAACCAAGAAAATACACCTTTTTCAAACCTTTAGGAGAGCATACAAAACGGGTATTTTCATCAGCCATCAACATAAAGGTATATTGGCATCTTAAATTCAATCTAGTGAACAAGTCTTTCAGATACAGGTTGTAATTCTCCTTTAAAGCATTCTCAAATAAATCCTTAAAAGAATTGTTTGAACCCCATTTGGACCTTCCGGAATCTAATTTTCTATGGGTTGAAATGTACCATTTTCCATGATAAAAAATTCGAATAACCGTTCCTTCAAAAGAGTACCCAACATCCATATCTTCAAGTTTATGATTTAATTCGGTCATCTTCTCCATAAATTTATTTTCGTCGTTTTCAGAGTATTCATAAGGAAAAACTCCACCATTACAAACAACCCGGTTGGTTTTTTTATCAATTATGGTTCCACGAATCTTACGAAGTTCATCTTCTGGTAAGTCTTGATAAAGACTGGTTTCAACTGTCTCGAATCGCTGGTCTCTTTTAGGAGACAAAGACTCAAAGCAGTTTTGTATAGTAGCACATTGAAGAATCAATTCTTGGTCAGAATCGACAATTTCAATAGTAGAGGTAGTCTCTTTAATAGTAGCCATTGTAAGCTTTATTTAACTTTATTTTTTAAATTTAAAATCAAATTTCTGCACTTTTGAAAACTCGATTGACCAAGAAGATACTGTACTTTCAAATATTAATTTTTAATGCTTTCAAAAAAGCATTAAAAATTTTAATTTACTATAAATTTTTGAACTTTAATGAGAGCTTCATAGGTATTTTTGCATTCGTCAATATTGACGAATGTAGGGTTGTTTGTATGCTTGGTTTTCTTAAACCGTTTTAACAATTCAACACTTGTTATATTAACCTTTACTGGGAAAATTAAATTTTTAAAGTCCTTGTTAACCAACAAGTCTTCTATCTCAAGACTAAAAAAATATGATTGATTAAACTTTAACTCTTTCAAGTTTATATTAATGGACGTTTCTTCCCTAAATTCTCGCATCAATGTGAAAATTATAGATTCGTTGTTGTGACTGTGACCACCCGGAAATATATAAATTGGTGGCGTTGGTGCTTTTAAACCAAAAAAAATATTTTTATCAAAGTTGTGGTTCGAATTAATCATTGTTTTTATTTTTTCCAATTCGGTGGTGTATAACGTCTTCAGTAGATTATAATTTATTCTTTTAAATTTAAGGTCTTTCACAACCTTTGTGAAATGAAAAGATTGTGTTCTCTCTAACAGTAAGACTGTATGGTCAGATGTAATCAACATAAGGTTAAGAGATGTGTTTGTACATTCCGTCCCAAAAAATCTATTGAGTGTGGAAGAATTCACCTTAAATTTGGCAATTGTTCTTTTTTCGTACCGACCCACTATTATTCCTTTTTTTATTTTTTCAAGGTTGAGGTGTTCCATACTATATCTTTTTTATTTATTTTAAATTTTCGTTTCAATTTCGTGAACGATCGAATTAGATTGTTTTTCTCCCTTTATAAGAATATTTTTATTATTATTTAAGATTTAAAAGGACCACAACTACGTTGAAATTTGAATATAAAACAAATTTGGTATATAATAAAGAATGACGATAAATATGGATATCTTGGAGCTCAATTCAAAGATTCAAAGTTTCATAATCGAAGAAACCATTAATCTGGAAAGATTTGAAAAGACCTTGAAAAAGGTAAATTTGTTATTAAATGGTAATTTTAACCTTCGGCATCGTATAATTTATAGACTTACCTGTTTAAGAGAAGAATTAACCATTAAAATTCGGGAATTTGAAAATCTCAAGTATTTTATTATAGACGTTGCACCTATCATAGAAAAATATAATTCTTTGAATAAACAAACAATGGTTATACCATTCTTTAATTCAAATAGAAAAAATTTAAAGGAACACTCGGCCAAAAAAGATGAAGTCAAAAAAGAATTTATTCAAAAATTAAAGGAGTATACAATCCTTAAAAATTTTGAATTCATGATAAGGTCTACAAACAACTCAATCAAAACTAGTCCTCCACCGTGCGTGTGTGGAAACAAAACAGAGTTTATCAAAGATGACGATAGAGCCGTGTGTGCTGTGTGTTCAACAGAGCAATCGCTCATATCAAACACGTCATCGTTCTCAGACGTGGGTAGGGTCAATATGGCCAGCAAGTACACTTACAATAGAAAGGTACACTTTAGGGACTGTATTATCCAATACCAGGGCAAGCAGAAAACAAACATCCCAGAAGAAATTTACACCATAGTAGAAGTTAAATTGATTGAAAAGAAAATCATTAGTGTTGATGATAGCCTTAAAAAAGAAAAGCGTTATGAAAAGGTTACTAGAGCCACAATTTTAGATATTTTAAAGGAATTGGATTCAAAAGACGTTAAAAAATATTACGACGATATTGTTCTGATCCACCATGCTTTGACAGGACAACCATGTGACAATATAGAATATTTGGAAGACGCCTTATTGGAAGACTTTGATAAGCTTACGGAAACCTATGACAATGTATACACAGTGGTTGATGGTGAAAAGGCATCAAAAAGAAAAAATTTTATTAATGCTCAGTTTGTCCTTTATCAACTTTTAAAGAGACATGGGCATCCATGTCACGAAATGGATTTCTTAACGTTAAAAACATCGGAAAGAAAAAGGTTCCATCACACCATATGTAAAGAGCTGTTTACAACTCTTGGATGGAAGTACTCGTATTCAATTTAAATATTTTTAATGCTTCAAATAAGCATTAACGCCAATCTCAGAGGGAAAATGAGTTAACCGTTAATGGAAGAATGACACCTGAATATATAGAGTTTGCAAAAAATGAAAAATGGAAAAAGTAGGGTTGTTACTTACTTAAAAACATACAACTATAAAAATTGAAGAAGCAGTCAAAACCTTCAACAAAATTCGGGGGTTTTAAAGGTAACCGGGATCATAGATAAAGAAACAATAGATTTTATAAATCATCTAAAGTAGAATCATTTGAGATGGTAAAGTTCCAACCATCAAAATTTTGCAACTCTATAACCATCCAAGTTATCAGAAACTTTACCTTTGATTCGGTTTATCAAACCATTAAATTTCTTCGTCAACAAATCGACCCAAACATCGTTGTTAATGGTTCTAGCTCACTCTGTTCCAATATATTGTAAAAATTTTCTATCTTTAGAGTGTTCAAACCCACATACGTCTTGAGCAGTTTAATATCTGATATAAAGGTTCCGCAAAGGATAACTTAACACCACCATATTTTTGAATTAAATAATCACAGGAAGTATCCTTTCCAGCTCTCCTTTCAAAACCAAAGGCTAGTTTTATACACTTGGATATTTCTCTTTATTTTATGGTTCAATATTCCTAAAATTTCATTTTTTTCTTTAATGGCTTAAAAAGCCATGAAATTGATAATTTTTTTCCATTTAAAATCACTTTTCTAAAAAAGTATGAACTTTAAGAGTTAATGCAACCACTAAATAAAATTTATAATAAATGACTTTAGAAGATCAATGTAAGCGTTTAATGTACTATAGAGATCAAATCAAGGAATTAAAAAAGGCTGAAGAAACCACTCGGAACCGTATTATTTCTTATCTTAAAAATCATAACCAAGACGGGGTTATTTTCAAGCACAACTATAAACATATAACATTAATGGTCGAAGAAACCAATATTAAGAAAAATATTAGCAAAAAAGAAAAAGAGAAGAAGGTTCAAAAGATCCTTGAAAGTGCCGGAGTAAAAAACATTGATACGGCAACAAAAGAAATTATTAATGGTATAAGTCAGGTTACATTAACTGATCGTCCGGTAAGAAATAAATTAAAGTTGAAAACAACCAAGTAAATTGAAATTATATTTATAAATAAGTTTAGGGAATAAATCATCATGTTTTTAAAAAAGAAACTTTTTAAAGGTATACTTATATCATCAACGTGTCTCTTAGGGTTAGTAGCACCACTCACACTACCACTTTTTGTCGTGTTGGCTGGTTGTTTTAAAAATAAGGCTTATTTAACCATTCCATTTCTTATTCTAGATATTAAAAGTATAATAAAATTTATAATAGATATTTAAACCATTATTTTTTGAATAAATTTTTATGATACAATGTATCATAAAAATTTTAAAATTTATTTTTTCATATTCAACTG